CAAGTATAGCTTTTTGTGCTGATATATTTGCTTTGGCTATTTCTATATCTTTATTTACTTCAGATAATGATAATTTGGTATCAATTGATCTAGTTTTAAGAATATCATTCATCTTACTAAAAATACCTATATCTAATATGTCTTCAATTACCATTCTCCTTTGACTTGAAGGTAATTGCATAAAAGGAATATATGAAGCAGATCCTAATATACAAACTTGACAAAATGTTCTATAATTAATTTTAAGTATTTGATTTTCTATTTTCTTTTGACTATCACTTAACGCAGCTGTTTGATTTTGTAATACTCCGTTTTCATAAAATTCAAATATATTTGGTTTAATCCCTCTTCGTATTTTATAACTATTAGTGCCAGAAGTAAATTCAATTTCAACTTCAGAATTTTTACCATTAATAGAATTAATTAATTGATTCTTTTTTACTTGTCTAAATGGTTCACCAAACAAAACAAAGGTAAGAGCATCAAGCATAGTTGATTTACCATCACCATTTTTACCAACTACGATTGTCGTCTTAGTTTTATCTAATTGTATTTCACACCAAACGTTTCCTGTCGATAAAAAATTACGCCATTTTAATTTACGAAATATTATCATTATTCTTTAGCAATCGTTTCAGTCGCTAATGCTTCAGCATGTAGCGAATTTAAATATAGTTTAAGTTTATTTTGGTCAACAGTTGTTGAGATCGTATCAACATAACCATTTAGTATGCTGATCGTATCTTCTATACTAATTTCACTAGATATATTTGCAGATGAAAAATCAACAAAGGTTTCAAGTATCTTTACATCATATGGGTTATGATTATGTAAGTTCTTTATAAAAGTATCAAACTTTAATAAATTTTTACGATTTGTTATAATAACTTTTATATACTTATTTTTAAAGTCTTCAAAGTTTGGTGGGGTTTCAACAAAATAAGATTCATCATATTCTATTTTTAAAAACATATTAGATGGGTTTTTTATAAACTCTAATTCTCTCTTAGCTGTATCAAATATATGAAAACCTTTATTATCATTATAGTCAGCCCAAGTCATTTCATATGGTGCACCTAAGTAAATGATATTATCGTGTTGTGAGCGATGATGAAAATGACCTGACATAAGTAAATCAAATTTCATAAACTTATCTTTATCTACTCCATCTTTAGATGGTGCGCCAGTATGCATTTCAAATCCTTTAATATCAAAATGACCAATACATATTTCAGCTTTTGTATTCCTTATTTCATCCCAACATGCTTGTTCATTATCTTCGCATATCCAAGGGATACTACAAATTGTTGCTTCTTTTATTTTAATTGTTTGAGGATCGTAAAGAACTTTAATATTTGAATATTCTTTTAAGAGTAGTTGTATGCTATTAATTTCATTTGTATTTCTAAAATAGGTATCATGATTACCAATCAGAACATACATTGTAATTCCTCTTTCTTTTAGTTTATCAAAGAAGAATCTTTTACATTCTTTTAGTGTGTAATAGTTTATATATTTGCGTCTATCAAATACATCACCAAGATGTAAAATTGTATCAATCTTTAGTTCATCTATTTTAGGAAAAAAGATATTTTCAAAAAAAATATTCTGAGATTCTATAAAGTGACTAATATCGTTTCTTACACCAAAGTGTGTATCAGTTATAATTGCTATCTTTGTCATCATCATCTAAGGTTTCAATATTATTTTTTATTTTTCTGGAAACAGCTTTCTTAATCAACCAAGAATCAAATTTAGATTGACTTTCAATTGCTTGCTCCATTTTACCAATAAATTTATCAAAGTTTCTTTCTGCTTCTGATATCTGGTCTTGAGACATACCAAGTTCTTGAAAAAATGTAGGAGGTAAAGATGTAAGGATTTTAGTTTTGATATAAGCTTGTTTTCTTTCTTTCATAATACGTCTTAAGAATGCGTAGTATATAATTTGAGTAAAATAGGCAAATGGGTTTTTAGATTTAGTTTCATCGAAGTTGTGAAGATATTGAATACAGTTTTCAATACCATCTAATATCATATCATCTTTATATGTATAATTATTAAAGTTTGGTCTGGTTGCTAAACGTGTTGATATTTTTAAAATACATTCACCAATGTAATTAGGAATTTTAGGTGGGTGCTCTTCTCCGCTATCTTCTGCGTCGACGCAATCTTTTTTCCACTGAATTAATGCTTTTAAAAATTCAGCGTTATTAACATAATGTTCTTTATTTTTTTTATTCATAATATAGGATGAAAACTTTTTTAATTTAGACTAAATAAACTTATATTATAATCTAAAATATCTTACAAGTAAATGCTTTTTTGATAACTTTACTCGCAAGATAGATCTATATATAATAGCACCTGTTGGGGCTTCTAAATATAATAATACAATTAATTACAATTAATGAACTGTCTTTTTAGACTTACTCGTAACACTATTATAGATTTCTCTTATTTCTTCCAACTCTTCAGAAGTCAATTCATCTGTATTCATATCATATTCACTTACGTACTCATCTGGCTCTTTACGTGGAAATTGTTCATCTTTTCTTAGGTCAGCTAATTCTTGTTTATCTAAGAAGTGTTCAAACCCTCTACCTATTTCACCAGCTGCCACAAGTCTTTCATGCTGATTGTAAAGTGACATATAAAATGGTATCGCAAACCCATGTAATTTCTTTACGAAAAAAACATCTTTCTTTGGAAAAATAAATTTTCGATCTTCGGCAAAACTACAATAAGGACCAGCTGTGACCTGTTCTATAATACCACCCTCGCGTGTTATTCTTGGATAATTTTTAAGTGCGAATGGAAACTCTACAGTTATATCTTTATCACTTTCTGAAAGTCGAATACCTAATAACGATTCACCTGTTGATAGTCTTACAATAACAAAATCTTCATTCGATCTTATTACTCTCGGCGGTGTTAATTTCGGATGCATTTAATTTTACCTCTACTAATGAATAGTTAAATTTTTCTTCGTCATAAGTTTGTATTCTTGATAACAAATGTCTATAAGTATGATTTTTCCATTTCTTATAAGATAAGTCATCTGATATATCAAACAAATTACAAGTAGTTTTATTCTTATTTAATCGAAGTCCTCGTCCAATACTTTGTAAATTAAGTATCTTACTCTTTATCGGACTTGCTAATATAATGTTTTCAATACTCGGTATATTTACACCAGTGCTGAACGTACCATAACTGGCTACTATTATATTGTTATTCGTATCAGCTGCAATATCTCTTACCTTTTCTCTATCTGATACTATTGTATCACCTGAAATTAAATATAATTTTTTATTATATTTCTTCTCTAATTTATTTAGTTTTTCATATAAAGGGATACCATGCTTTTTTACATATTGATATAAGATTAAAGTATTCCCTTTACAATTTAAAGCCAAATTAGTAATATAATTATTCCTTTTATCACAAGAGACTAACCAATCTATTTCATCAGCATAAACATTGTTTTTTCGCCCCTCTCGCGATATATCATCATACTTTAATAATAAACAAATAATTTTTAAATTCGCTAATCGTTTTTGTTCTATTAAATCAGATGTAGATGTGACTTTTTCTACAATACCAAAAAGCCCTTCAAGAACTAATTTATTTATTTTACTATTATCGATCGTTCCTGTTGTACCAATACGATATTTTACATCATTACATTTTTCCATTATTGTAATAAGACTTCTTGCTTTAAATTTATGAACCTCGTCACCAAAGACTACATTAAATTGTGAAAAAAATGCTTTGGGTAATTTATAAATGCTTTGCCAAGTAGTGATTAATACATTCTTTGTAAATTCTTTTGTAAATCCTGAATAAAGTTTTTGAACATGCTCATCTACTAACCATTTATTATTAGTTGAATAGTCATCAAAGTCTTTATATAATTGTTCAACTAAATTAGTCGTTGGAACTATAATTAAACACTTCTTATTCGTGTTTAAGTACCAACGTAATATACAGTACATTATTAGGCTCTTACCACTCGCAGTTGGGCTTAATAGAAGTGTTCTGCGTCGTTTTAAGGAGGATATCACACCATGGTATTGGTAATCCCTAACAGTTAATCCAGGATCGTTTTTAGAGACTAAATTTAATGAATCTATAAAGGTTTTAACCTCTACATCAGATATAGATTCTATATGTTTAGGAAACCCTATTTCATTGATCGTATAACCTCTTTTAAAGGCAAATTCACGGACGTAAGGAATTAAACCAGTATAAACTGTCTTACGAAGTAAATCATAAAGGCGTGTTTTACCATCCCATATGCGTGCTCTAAATTGTGGGGTAAAATGGGCTCCTGGAACGTAAAATGTAAAATGTTCTGATAGTTCTTTTTCTATACCTAAATCATCTGAGAATACACGAACGTGTGTTTCAGTATAGTTTTCTAATGTAATATGAGTATCCATTAAGCACCACTAACAAACTTTTTCCACTCTAATGAATTCCTTATAATCCAATCACGTGACTTAATCTGTTGTAGTATAGATTCAAGTAGTTCCTGTATGCTTGTTAAATATTCAATTTTAAGTTTGGATTTAACTAAATCAGCATCACCATTTAGAAATTCATCCATTTCATTCCTTAATGGTTTTATACCTTGCCATTGTTCCCAACCAGCAAGTTCTAGTTCACCCTTACTCATCTCGCCACGATAATATCTAAATTTTTTTACACGCAAACTATTATATTCAGATTGTGCTGATGTAATACGATGTTTATATGAAATGAGTAAATTTAAATATTTTGAATGTAAAACAGGTGTACGAACAGACTCTCGATCTAAATGATTATCGTCTATTGTACAATCTTGTTTCCAATTTTCTTGTATTTCTTCAAGAGTCATAATTCAGTATTATATAATAAAAAACGTTGCTAGTAAAGGTGTTTTAGATTATACTATTAGTATTTTTTTCGTCAAATCCTTGATATAATATGCAAGATTGCCCACTTGGAACAGTGACTGTTTCTATTATTGACTTTGGTAATTTAGCATTCTTATATTGTGCTATAATAAAGACTGGTTTTCCATCAATTTCAGCACCAACTTTTCCAGTATATGTTTTATACATAATCCACCCTTTAGATTCCAAAAAACTATGAAGTGCATCTGTGTAATTACAAACTACAGGTACTTCTTCAATCCAAGAATTTTCTGGATATTTGTCATTTTTTTGTAGAAGTTCTTGTGCGTGACTTTTCCTGCTATCATATATAATAGCAAATAATAAAAAAAATAATGAAAGTATTACTTTATTCATCTAACAGCCTTTTTAATTTGAATTAATAAACTGCCGAAGATGTAGGACTCTGTATTGTAAAATAAGAATATCTGAAAGTCGCAGTATTAGTTGTATATGTCACATCGGTATTTTTAGAGTCGAATATCATCGACGACAGCCCAGTTGGAAACATATCTTTAAACGTAATTATTTTACTAATTGCGTTATTATTATTTAGTATTAATAACGTACCATCAGAATAATTTTTTGTTAATTCAGTTAAAAGTTCTCGTTGTGCTAATGTATCTGACGTTTCAAAATTTAAATATTGTTCATAGTTTCTTGGTCTACCAAGAGCAACCATCCAACGATATAATGTGAGATAATTTA